CGGTGTGCATGGCTCAGTGGCGCGAGCGACGCGGCACACGCGAGCGTCAGGCGCTGTTGCAGCCCACGAAGTAATGTGCTATAGTTTCGGCAAGCTCCTGACGGCTTGGATCGAACCCCGGAGCGGCAGCGGGTAATCTGCCGCGTCACACACCTACACCGGCTCATTGAGCCCGTCGCCCGCCTGGTACCGTCTGACGCTGCCACGGTGGGCGTTTTGCTGGAGGCGATTATGGCACGTTGGACGGTAGGCGCTGATACGGATCTGCCGATTGGCCCAGACCAACCCTGGGAGGGCGACGCGGCGGCTGGTCGCGTGTTCGAGCGGGCCGGTTTCGGCGGCGACAATCCCGACGTCGCCTATGCACGCCGAGCGTTTTTGACGTACGACGCGGAGCGGCCCGAGCTTCGCGGGAGCTACAAGCTCGGCTTCGCGGACGTGGTCGATGGCGAGTTGATGGCCATGCCCGCGGGCATGCGGGCCGCAGCCTCACGCATCCCGCAGACCGACGTACCCGAAGCGGTGCAGGAGCGGGCACGCCAGGCACTGGATCGCATCGTCGCACGCATGAACAAGACGAGCGCGGTAGCTGCCGAGCGCAAACTGGACGCACCTGCATGGATGCAGGCGAACGCACGGCGCGGCCTAGAGTGGTACGCCGACGGCAAGGCCGGTGACGGCGTGACAGAGCAGACGGTGAACGAAGCGCGAGCGATGGCACGCGGCGACGTGAGTGACGACAAGGCTGGTCGCATGGCCGCATGGTTCGCCAGGCACATGGTGGATCTGGATGCGCCGGCTGCCAACCCCGATCACCCAGACTACCCAAGCCCTGGCGTCGTGGCCCACGCCTTGTGGGGTGGTGGCAGCCGACGCGAGAGCGAACGCGCCATGGCGTGGGCCGAGCGCAACAGCGGCAATGAGGAGAGCCGTGTGAGCCCTGGACGGGAATACAAAAACTCGCTGCTGATGCCAAGCATGATTGAAGAGCGCACCGTGACGGGCATCTTCTCGGTGTTCGGCAACATCGACAGCTACAGTGACGTCATCTTCCCAGGAGCCATGAGCAAAACCATGCGCGAGCGTGGCGACCGTATCCTGCACCTCTGGCAGCACGACATGGAGCAGCCACCCATCGCGGTGATTGAGAGCATCCGCGAGGTGAGCCGCAACCAGCTTCCGGCGGAAACGCTCGTACGCGCTCCTGACGCCACGGGTGGGGCCGAGGTCACCCGGCGCTACCTGGACACGCCCAGGGCAAACGAGGTACTGACCGCCATTCGCGGTGGCTCTCCCCTGGAGATGTCGTTCGCGTTCAACGCGATGGTCTACGACTACCAGGAGCGGGCCGACGCACCACTCGGCGTGGTACGCAACCTGCGGGAGATACGGCTGCTTGAGACGTCAGACGTGCTCTTTGGCGCAAACAGTGCCACGGTCGCACGGCGCAGCCTACCGATTACCACGCTGCTCGAGGCGGTGAAGGTCGCGGTGAAGGCCGGTGCTCGGCACAGCACCCGAGACGTGCAGCTGATTAACAACATTGCCGAGGCGGCGCTCGAACTTGGTGCTACCAACGTGATGCTCAAAACGGACGCGACAACCGATGTCACGACGCAGGAATGGGCCGCCGAACTGGCACCCAAGATGGAGGGTCGGCATCGTCTGGAATATCGACAACGTGCAGCAGCAGCGGCCCTCGCCCTGCTGCGTGGAGGAACGAAATGAACGAGGCACAGCGTCTCTACAACGAGGCAACGGAGATCTACGGGCAGATCAAGAGCATCCTTGATCTGGAGAGTGTCAACGCAGAGCAGGAGGCCAAGCTTGACACCCTGTTCGCAGCGTTCGACGCGAAGACGGCTGAGGCGAAGAAGGCGGAGCAGCGCAACGAGAAGGCTGCCGAGCTTCGCGCTCGCATGGAGGGCATGGCTGAGCCCAGCAATCGCCTAGGCACCCCGCGCCAGAGTATGCAGGCCGACGCCAACGCGGAGACCCGTGCCTACAACGCGTATGTCAAGGCGATCAGCAACGGTACGCGCTCGCTGAGTGCAGCCGAGCTCAAGGATTTGAGCGCAACCACCGACGCTGAGGGCGGCTATCTGGTAGCGCCTGCAAGCGTACTGAACCAGTTCATCAAGTTTGTTGACGACGAGGTTGCCGTTCGGCGCCTTGCCACCGTATGGCCGTTGGACGTGGGCACCGAGCTCGTGGCCCCCTCCTGGGACGTCGATCCGAGTGACGCGGACTGGACAGCCGAGGTACAGAGCATCAGCCGCGACACCGCCGCTCGCACCGGGCAGCGATCGCTCAAGCCGAACATGCTCGCCAAAGAGCTGTTGATCTCCCGGCGTCTCATCAACCAGAGCCGCATCAACATCGAGCAGGTAATCCGCGACCGTCTCGCCTACAAGACCGCGATCGCCGAGGAGAAGGCGTTCATGACGGGGAACGGCGCACAGCAGCCGCTCGGCCTGTTCACGGCGTCGGCCCAGGGCATTACCACGGCACGCGACACCACGGCCAGTGCGACCACGTCCTTCACGGCGGACAACCTGATGGACACCAAGCATAGCCTCAAGGCCGCCTACTGGGGCCGCCCGAACACCCGTTGGATCATGCACCGCGACACCGTGGCTCGCATCCGCAAGCGCAAGGACGGCAACGGCAACTACCTGTGGTCGCCAGGCCTTGGCCCAGGTGGTGGTGTGAGCAGCGGCCTGCCCGCAACCATCGTCGATGTGCCGTACGTCGTGTCTGAGTACGCGCCGAACACGTTCACCACGGGCCTGTACGTGGCGCTGATTGGTGATCTCAGCTACTACTGGATTGCCGACGCGATGCGCCTTGAGATCCAGGTGCTCTACGAGCTGTACGCCAAGACCAGCCAGGTCGGCTACATCAGCCGTGCAGAGTGTGATGGTATGCCGGTTCTGGCCGAGGCGTTCGCCCGTCTGAAGCTCGCCTAGTCGGAGCGAATATTGATCTTCAATCTTAATATATATAGAGGTTGAAGATCAATATTCCCCTCCTGAGATTGGAGATTGTACAATGCAACTCGCGAAGAACGTTGAGGTGCGCTACGTCGGAGCCGCGGTGGGCGCTGCGAGCAGCACCGACAGCAACAGCACCATCGTCGATATGGCCGGGTGGGACGGCGTCATTTTCGTGACCACCGTCACCGCCTCCACCGCTACCAGTGTGGTTACGCTGAAGGCCGAGCAAAACACCGCCAACAGCGATACCGGCATGGCGTTGCTGAGTGGTGCGTCGGCAGCAGCCACGTGTGCGGTGACCGACGACCTGAACGGCAAGACCCTGATCGTCAGCGTGCACAAGCCACGTGAGCGCTACGTGCAGGCGGTACGCACGACTGCCACCGCGAACAGCGCGTTCGGCCAGGTGATCGCCATCCTCTACGGCCCGAAGGCGGCCCCAGCCGCCGCAGCCAGCACCACGGCAGCGTCAGCGGACACCGTGAGCCCAGCGGAGGCCTAAATGTCGTACAACGCTTCGAACTATCAGGCGCAGGGTGCCACCGAGTGGGTGATTGGTGGAACCCTCACCGTCGAGAGCGGAGCGGTGATCAGCGGACTGCCCAGGGTGACGAAAGTCGCCCTGGCCGCTGGTACCGCGGCGGGCGGCGTGCTCTCCTGGGCCAACCCGGCGGGTGCGTCGATCATCGTGCATAACATCGCGCTCGATATTACGACGCAGTCCACGAGTGCATCAACCATCGATGTGGGCGTGGCCGCCAACGGTACCACCTCGTCAGACACCCTGATCGACGGCGTCAGTGGAGCCGCGGCGGGCGTGTTCAACTCGGCGACCAATGCGGGCTCTAACGGCAGCATGAGCCGCAAGATGACGAGTACGCAGTTCATCACGGCCAGTCAGGCCACTGGCGCGGTCGCCGGGCTGGTAGGCTCAGCGTACATTACGTGGAGCCTGGCGTAGGAGGAGGTGTGACGTGATTATCTCCAAAAACGTCACGATTGGCGACACCCCGACGCTCATTCATAAGGCGACGTCAAACGGCTGCTTTGTCTATATCGCGCATGCCAACGGTGGTGATTCGGTGACCCTGGGTACGGCGAACGTGACGCACAACAGTGGGTTCACGATTTCCGGAACCGGCAGCGGCAATGCCTATCTCAACGGGCCATTGCCGCCAGGTGATAGCATCTACGGCATTTGCGCGTCAGGGGCCACCGAAACGATCGGCGTCATGATTGTGGAGTTCTAGCATGGCACTCGGACTGTCAACCGCCGATCTCCGGGCCTACCTGGATCAGGTGCCCGACATCGCTGCACAGCGCATTACGGTCACTGGCAGTCCGAGTGGCGGCACGTATACCCTGACGTATGCAAGCTCTACCACGGCGGCCATTGCGTACAATGCGACGGCGGCAACGGTGCAAACCGCACTCGTCGCCGTCGCAGCAACGGTGAGCGACGCGACACCCCTCCAGGTGTACGGCAAGGCGGGTGGGCCATACCTCGTCGTGTTCAGCGCTCGCAGCGGCAAGACAGCGAGCGCGTTTGCGTTGGGTGCGAACAATCTGACGGGTGGTACCACACCCAGCGTGACCGTGGCTCCTGCACTGGACGCCATCCTCAGTGACGTGTTGGAGCGAGCAGAAGCGATTGTCGAAGACGCCCTGGCCCCCGTGGCGTTCGCCGCGTACGGCACGGCAACGAGTGTGGACGTGCTCTCGCAGGCGCAGCCAAGTTTGTATCTCAAGCCGCCCATTCACCAAGCCGGCAGCGTCACGGCAGTCAAGACGATCCCTCGCCCAGGGGCTCCGGCAGCCGACGAAGACGACGTGGAGGATTGGACGCAGCGGGACGGATACCTAATTCTCGGCTCCATGTGGGCAGGGCGACAGTGGTACCGGATTACGGCCATTTACGGCTACGGCCCAGCCCCGGCAGCGGCTCAGCAGCTCGCGCTCGAAGTAGCAGTCAATATCTGGCGCAGCAAGGATCGTGGGCTCTATAGTGAGATTCAGGGTGCCGAAGACGGTGGGAGCGTGCGCTACATTGGCGGACTGACGGCGACGCAGCGCATGATGGCGCTGAATATCACGCGGCGCTACAAGGAGATCGTGCAATGAGCGATCCCAATCCCACGATTGAGA